CGATCGCGGCGTCTGATGCCTCCGCGGACATCAAGGAGAAGGTGGCGGCGGTCGATCTGCCGGTGGTGGTGACGACCATCGAGAGTTGACGCGCACCTCACGGCGCGAGCGGGGAAGATGGGGGGGGGCGAACGCGAATGGCCTACATTTCACTGGCTGACCTTTCGAATGAGGGCATGGTGGTCAGTAGCGCTGGAGATAAGACCAGAGCGGAGAAGCTCATCCGTGTTGCATGTGCCTATTTCGACAAGATGACCGGCCAGTGGTTCGACGACCGATCGTTTACGGCTGACGCCCCCCTTCTTCTCGACGGCAGTGGCACGAGAACGCTTCATCTCCCTGTGCCGATCATCAGCGTAACGGCCATCAGTATCAATGGAGTGGCGATTGGTATGGGAAGTGTGGCGGTATACAACCGGCGCGTTCCAGACGATCGCGGAAACCCGAGGATCGTGTTCAAGCTCGACGCTGATTATTTGGAGGCGGCCTGGTTCGATGGTTCCTTATGGCCTGTCGGGAGGCAGAACATCGCGCTCGTCGGCCATTTCGGCTACATGGACTGGGGCGACGAGGGGCAGAGGATCACCCCGGAACCGGTGAAACAGGCCGTATTGAAGATGGTCATGCGTGAGATGCCGAAGCTCGGAACGGGTGACGGCATGATGAAACGCAAGCTGACGGACGCCAAGAGCGAAACGACGGATGATCACAGCTACACGCTTTTCGATGTGGCCTCGTCTGGAACCGTCACTGGGGACCCAGAGATCGACAACGTGATCGCGGCATATCGCGCGCCGCTTATCTGCGAGGCTCTTTGACATGGGGCTGAGCTTCCTGATTCACCCGGTTGACGTCGAGATCGAGCAGCTTGACTCTGAGGGGACGGAAAAGGATCCGACGAGACCGGGGGAAGTGAAGACGCCTGATGGGAGCTGGGGTACAGGGGTGCAGGAGGCGCGCCAGTCGCCGCTGACGCTGCAGGGCCAGTGGAAGAAGTACAAGCAGCGCGAGATGCTCCCCGGGTTGGGCGGGGATATGCCGGATGGTAAGGGTCACGTGCTCTTTGAAAGCAGCGAGCTCGAAGCGGCGGGTGTAACGCTCGCGGTCGGTGACAAGTTCGTGAGGATCGCGGGTGTGGCGGTCGAGTTCTACGTGATCGATCTGATCCCGACGGGAACCTACGGTGGAGTGAGCCACATGCTGAAGGCGGTGTATTCGGACAAGCCGAAAGGGCGGTGATCCGTGGCAGCGGGTGGCGCCGGGCTCATCGGCAACTGGAAAGGCATGGCCAGGAAGTTCACGGCGCTTTCGGGCCCGGCGGTCAGCGCAGAGTTCATCGAGGCCCCGAAACGGGAGGCTGTGCGGCTCGTCGGCGAGATCAAGAATGGAATCGTATCGCAGTCGCCCGGGGGGCAGCAGTTTCAGAGGCTCGCGCAGTCGACGATCGATCGCAAGGGGTCGAGCAAAGCGCTGATCGACACGAGCGCGATGATCAGTGCGATCACGTTCACGGTGACAGAGAACGGAGCGGTATTCATCGGGCTTCTGCGGACCCAGGCGCACAGGTCGAAGAAGGGTGGGGGCGAGACGATCGAGATGGCGAATCTTGGGGCCATACATGAGTTCGGGGTCGCCAATAACCCGTCCGACCCGAATCCGCTCGGGGACATGTTCCTCGGTGCGAACAGGGACATGAGGATTCCGGCGAGGCCGTTCATCGGGCCGGTATGGAAGAAAGAGAAGCCGGGAATCATGCGGCGGATCGATGCATCGATCCGCGGGGCGTTGAAAGGGGTAGGGCTGTGACGCAAGCAGCGGGGATGATCGAGACGGTGAAAGATGCGCTTCTGGCGGATCTGCGGGCGCGCTACGGCGAGCTCGTCGGGGATCCCACGCTCGACATCACGCTAATCGTACCGCCGACATTCAACCGGGAGACCAGGGCGCCGCAGATCATCCTTACGGACTTCTCGACCCCAAGAACGTTCATAAGCGCTGTCGGCCAGACCTACATGAACGAGGACAGAGCCGGTGGGACGATCGACGAACTGAACGATCCCCCCAGGCACGATCTCCACTTCGCCGTAACGGCGGCCGCGCGGTCGAGCCGGGCGGCTGAACGCATGGCCGAAGCGCTCGCGATCTACTTCGACCAGCACCCGCCGACGCTCGACGTTGCGTTCGATGTTGGCGGAGTCGAGCAGCCGTTCAGGTTCCCTAAGAGGATGGTATCCGAGTTCAGGGATGCCACGGTGCCCAATGGAGGCGGGCTGTTCTGGCAGGAGGGCAGAGCGGCCATTATGGCGGTCCCGATATACGACGGCCAGATCACGCAGAGGAATCTCGCAAAGACCGTGACAATCGGTGTGGAAGAGCAGGAGAGCGGCGCCGAGCTCGTCTCGGCTACGGTGGAAGCCACGGAATAGGGAGGATCATGATATGGGCAGCATCGGAAGCGGCGCGTCCGGCGTGTATGTGACCATCAGGGACTACAGCGGTTTCAGCCGCCAGGCCCTCAAGGGCTTCGTAATGATGGAGGGGGTGTGTGTCAGGGGGCCTGTCAACAAGGCGACCCTCTGCAGCGACTACGATGAGTTCCAGCAGACGTTCGGCGGACTCCATTCCACCTATGACTTCCCGTACCTGGTCAAGCGGGCCATGAGCTACGGGGCGCGGGTGGTGGTGAACAGGATCGCGCACTATGAGGATCCCGCCGATCCGACCACGCTGACGGCGACGAGAGGCGAGGCGACACTCGTGGATCGCGCTGACCCGGCCAAGAGCACGCTCGGGATCACGGCGATCAATGAGGGGGCGTGGAGCGGGAAGATCAAGTGGACGGTTACGGATGGCACGATCAATCCGTCGACGGAGTTCAATATCACATTCCGAAACGATTCCGACGCCCATGTGACGCCGGAGACGTACCAGAACGCGAGCATGGATCCCTCGGCAGCGAACTATATCCTCAAGCTCGTCAATGGGGTCTCAAAGATCGTCACGCTCGCAGAACTCGGCGACGGCACCGACTACGCCGAGCGCAGGCCGGCAACGGGGACGGGCTACCTTTCAGAGGGTGACGACGGGCTTGAGGACCTCAATGCCAACGACTACATCGGGGATGAGGCGGCCGGGCTCGGCCTCTACTCATTCGACGAGATCGACTACTCCATGCTCCTCTCTGTGCCGGAATGCATCGAGCTCGACTCGCCCGGGCCCGAAGCCGTGCAGGCTGCCGTCACGACCTACTGCAGCGAGCACCGGTTGAAGATGGTCTATGGCATCAACGCCATCCCGCTCGGCCTAACCCCGTCGGAAGCCCGTGACTACAGGAACGGTGTGAGCCCCTCCTACACGCCGATCAACGACTGGACGCAGGGGATCTTCTACGGCGACATCTCCGTGCTCGATCCGCGCACAGGCACGAGCCTCACCTACGTCAATCCGCTCGGTGATGTGTGCGGCGCGATCGCCCGCGGGCATTCGGATCGCAGGGAATGGTTCCCCGTGGCCGGGTGGCGATACAGCCTCCTGCACGACGTCTATGGCATCCGCTACAACCTCGCCCCAGTCGGGAAGCGCGGCCAGGCAGACATCCTCGCGGACGCTCAGGTGAACATGATCGTCTCGGACGAGTCAGGGGCATACATCGACGGAATGGCGACGATGCAGCGCGCGGCCTCAACGCTATCGAATGAGACCACGGCATGGCTCGTGATGGCCATGAAGAAGGCGCTCTACAAGTACGGGCGCGGTTACCTCTATCTCCCCATCGGGCCGTCGACCTGGCAGCTCATGGCCAACGAGCTGGATCCTTGGCTCGCTGGGCTGAAGGGCGATTACGGTTTCTATGCTTATGACCTGCAGTGCGACCAGTATGCCCCCGACATCTACAACGGCAAGCTGAATAAGCCTGAGACGATCGAGCAGGGGATCCTCTACGCCCAGATCGCCATCAAGCCGACGTCCTGGTCGAAGTGGGTCGGATTCACCGTGTCGCTCACGAAGCTCACGGCGAAGTTCGAGGATTTCGAGACGCTCTCGCTGGTCTAGGCGGGAGAGCACTACCTTACAACGGGAACCGGAGGATACGGACATGGCGGATCCGATTGTGGCGATGGAGACGGGCATCAGGCAGAAGGGGTGGTTCACGGTCATCTACAGCGGCCTGAAGATGGGGCTTATCAAGACCGCGAAGCTCCCGAGGCAGGAATACGAGGAGTCGAGCTTCTTCCCGGGCGGCGCCTTCTGGGCACACAAAGAGGCCGGGCCGTACAAGATCGGCGACGTCGAGATCGAGAAGGCTGTCAAGGCCGACGAGGTCGATGATGTGGTGTGGACGAACTTCCTGCGGGTCATGTACTCGCCCCCGGGCCTGTACCAGGACAAGAACTTCACCGTCGTAGAGCTCGACACCACGAGGACGCAGAAGAAGCGGGTCTGGACCTACGTGAACGCATGGTGGAAAGCAATCGGAGAGATCAGTTTCGAGGGCGGATCCGCGGAGCCCGTTCTCGAGCCGTTCACGATCGCCTGCGACTACTGCAACTTCTCGGCGCTGTAGTTATTGCGGCGTCGTCGTTTCAGTATCGCGCAGCGGCATAGACATCGGACGGAGACGCATCGCTCGGCATCAGGCGTGCGCAACGCGCGGCATCGGCATCGTCATGGCTATGTCCTCCCCTGAGACGCACAGGCATGAACATCAACAGGAGGACAGGGAATCATGGCACCCGAACAGAGTATCTCCGGACCAGGTAGGTCGCCGCAGCCTGTAATCGAGCATCCCTCCTCGCAGCAGCCCCCATTCCAGGGATACCCGCAGAGGCCCAGCCCTGTACCGGGCCCGGCCGCCCCGCTTCCGCCCCGGCAGCAGCCGTCGCCTATTCCCGCCCAGCAGGACACAAAGCGGATCATCCCTACGCGGCCCATCGATCTCATCGGGCGCGGTAGTGGGGTCATCCAGGAAATCGGCGGGGATGACGAGATGCTCCTGACGAGCGGGGCCGACGACGCCTATGAACGGTGGCTCGTCGGTGCGGTCGAAAGCCTGAATGGGAAGAAGGGCGTGACTACGCAGGATACCCTCGGACTCCTTCTCGGCGTGCGGCTTTGGCTCGTCGTCCAGATTGTCGAATTCAGCTACGGGGACACCGTCAGGTTCGTATCGCCATGCCCAAAGAAGACGTGTGGCCACCTCAACGAGAAGGAGGTAAGCCTCAGCCGGCAGGTCATCCCCTCGAGGGTGGACTACCCGCCCGAAGACGAGTTCTGCTTCGCTACCTCAACGAGAAAGCAGATCGTCTACGGCTTCTGCAATGGATTCCATGAGAAGGCGCTCGCGGCGATGGAAAACCCCTCGGCATTGTATCTGCAATACATGCGGGTGAGGAAGATCGATGGGATCGCCGTCGTGCCGGAGATCGTAAAGGATACCCTCAACGCACAAGAACGGATGGAGCTGCGCGCGGAGCTCCAGCGGAACCCAGGCGGTGGGATCAACACTGCCGTGACGGTGCTCTGCTCGAAGTGTGGGACGGCGTACCAGACGCTCCTACAGGAGCACCTCAGTTTTTTCTTGCCCGGTCTGCAGCGGGGATAAACGAGGACTACTTCTCGTTGAACTACTGCAGCCCGGGCGTTGGCGGGATGAACGTCGGGTGGGAGGACATGCTCGCGTGGTCGCCGGCTAGACGCCGGTGGTTCTGCGAGCGGCTTGAGCGCCAGCGGAAGGAAGAAGCGAGTGCGTTCAGGGAAGCGCAGCGGGGGAAGTGAGATGGACGGGGTCGGTGGGCTGATGACAGGGATGGGCCTCGGGGTATTCATCTACCTCAAGGACCATTTCTCAAAGCAGGCGGCGGCGGTCGGGGCCTCTGCCGGGGCACTCGAGACCAAGGTCGCAGGTTCGGCCGCGAAGATCAACGCCTCCATGAAGCTGATGACCGGTGGCCTCCTTCTGGGTGGCGCCGGGATCGGTGGCCTCATGCTCGGCAGAAAGCTTGCACGGGAGTATGAGGACGCGGACAAGATCCGCAGGTCACTTCTCATAAAGGGTTTCTCCAAACAGTATTCCGACCAGGTGACAGCACTCGCTGGAAGCATAGGGGCGACCTACGGCCGATCATGGGCCGAGGCCGGCACTGTCGCCGGGATGGCGATTGAGACAGGGATCACCGACCTCAGGCAGATGCAAGCGGCGGCAAAGCCGATCTTCGAGAACATGGTCGGAACGGGGGCGACCGCAGAGGCTGCTGCCGGGCTTCTCAGGATACGTAAGGAGCTTGGCTATACCATCGGCGATCTCAATATGCTCTCCGGGAAGATACAGGTCGCCGAAGGATTGATGCAAGGGGCAGCGAAGGGGGCTCTTCTCGCTGCCATGCCCGAGGCGATCGGGATCATCAAGGCATTCAACATTGGGCTCGACGATCTTCTGCTCAACACGATAGCGATCCAGAGGACCGGCATGGATGCTGCAAGCGCGCTCGATCTCCAGAAACAAGTGCTCCGCGCCCTGAAGACTCCAGGAGATGAGGCGGCTAAGATGTTCGCCACCCTTCCAGGGGTCCGTGAAGCCGTAGCAGCGCAGCAGTATGGGAAGGCCCTCGGTCTTATATCCAAGACCCTGTCCTCAATGCCCGCGGGGGAACGCGCAGGATTCTTAAAACAACTCGGCGCTGCGAAGCCAGACATGCTTATTGCCATGTCGGCCCTTATGGACTACGCCGGCGAGCGCGATAAGTGGCAGAAGCAAATGGAGGACTGGCAGGCGCGCCATGTCAGAGCATTCAAGACGGAGTTCTACTCGTACTCGAACCAGGCGAGGATGCTCACCACCAACCTGCAAAACCTCCGGACGACACTCGGAGCAGGCACGGCCGTGAGAGAGACAGGGCTCCTCGTCAACCTCAACAAGCTCATCGTGCGCGCAGACCAGTTCCTTATCGCACACCCGAAATTCGCGAAGGGACTCACGTCATGGCTCATGCCACTCTCGAGGGTCGCCTTGTTCTCCGGTCTTATAGCGGCTGGGTTGGGGCTGATGCGGTCGAGACTCGTGAAGTTTGGCATCTCTGCTGCGGAAAATGCTGGGCGCCTAAAGCTGCTCGGCTTGGCCGGGTGGAACTTGCTCAAGGCATGGAGCCCTGTCCTTCTTGTGATCACCGGGATCGCCCTGGCGTTCAAGGGGCTGCAATATTCCTACCGGCATAACCTGCTCGGATTCGGTGACATGGTCAACGGCCTGCTGCGGAAAACGACGCTTTTCACCAAGGCACTTGTCGAGGGACTCTCCGATACGCACGGCAAGATATCCGTGGACCTCGCATCCCAGCTGAGAAAGGAAGGGCTCTACGGGCTCACGCAGGGCGTCGGGAATCTCATGCAGGGTGGGCGCATGTTCTTTCGTGGTCTGAAGGAGGGGATCACCAATACGCTCGGGAACCCGACGATGATCGCATTCTCAAAGAACCTGATGGGCAGCATCGCTTCAGACCTTCAGTCAATCATGGGGAATGTCATCCCCCCCGAGCTCCTGGCGGGAGGATTTGTCGGCCTGACAGATATGGCCGGGCAGGGTGTTGGCTATGCGATCGGCGGCATGCTGACAGCCCAGCTCACTACCCAGCTTCTTATCCTCGCTGGTATAGTGAAGATCGCGAATTTTATCACGAAGCCATTAGCCTGGGGAAGAGGGCTCAATAATCTCCCAGGGTATTCGGGTCGGGAAGTCAACGCGGATACGTTCATTAATGCCCTGCCTGCGGTGATGACCATGGCTGATTGGGTATCTCGCGCCAAGGCACGGGTTTGGGACGTCAATGCCCTGACACCGGCCTATGCCGGCGCCATCAGCCCATCGGAATACGTGAGGGGCGGGGGCGGCGGAGGGGCAAGCGCGCTTCAGGAGATGAAGGATGCGCTCTTGAAGACGATGAAGGACATATCCGCATCGATCGATCGGTGGGAGCAGAAGGAAGTCGTGCTGCACGGCGACGTGAAGATCGATGGCGGCCGCGCGGGGACGCTGCTCGCCAGGGCGAACGACAAGAAGGCTGTTGCGCAGGGAGCGACACGGCAATGAGCTTCATGGACGTCTGGCAGTACCACACTCCGATGGTCATCGTGGACCTGTCGACCGGGTTCTTCATCACGGCGAACCCTGGCGGCTACGGCACGGCCGCGTCGCCGATGGAGAACCCAAACGAGATCAATGATGAGAAGGGGGTGAACTGGGCGAGGAGCACGGTGCCTGGGATGTCCCATCCGCGGTACCAGTTCGTCGCCGGGAACCCGAGGATCATTAGGTTCAAGCTGCAATACCACTGGTCTTTCGATCCGACAGCCGTGAGGCGCGAGTGTATGTGGTTGCAGTCGATGCTCTACCCTACGCACGCCGGCCTTGCACTCCTGCGCCCTCCGGCCATTTGCATGATCGTTTTCGGGCTCCATTACCGTGGCGTCAAGGTGGTGTTCACTGATGTCAAGGTGAAATACGGGCAGCTATTCCAGCCGCAGTCGCTTTACCCACTGCGTGCCGAGGCGGAATGCGTCTGCGAGGAATGGGTCGAGCAGTCGGTTGGGCCGACAGAACTCAGGATAGGAGCAGCAGTATGACCCTGATCCCGCTCCGGAGCCGATACGCGCGTGGATGCAGGATTCTGCGGGACACGCAGGGGCGTAATTATTTCAGCCGCCGACGGTATGTCGATGCACCCGTGCGGAGCGATGATCTTATGCACACGGTGCGCGAGGGCGAGCGGATGCGGCATATCGCCTGGCGGTATTACAGGGACCCTGAAGCGTGGTGGATCATCATGGACTATGCGATCCAGGACGGGCACCGGATGCTGTTGCCTGACAGGGATCTCGAGGCTGGGATGGTATTGAGGATGCCGAGCGCAGCGCAGGCGGAACGGATCCTGTCGGAACGGTACGAGTAGGGCGTCAAGGAAAATGAAAGACGGAAATTGCAGCATATTGGAGTGCAATGGGTTATCGCGTCAAGCCCGTCAATTGACGGAGCGCGAAGGGGGCGACTAAGGACATGGCATCGGTCACGGGTATCACGCATAGCATGACGGCGGCGCCGGCCTTTCAGGTCTGGCTCCTGCCGCAGTGGCCGAAAACGACTTCTGTCTTCGTGTCGGGTGTCGGATGGGTGGACAACGTCTACCCAGCGGACAAGCCGATCCCCCTACCCGCGGACGTGACGCAGGCGATCATGGAACTGAAGTATACGTCGCGCAAGAAGGATCTCGGAGGTATGGACACCTTCGACATGGTTGTCCTGAATGATGCCGGCCGGTTCACGGATACGCCGTGGTTCCAGGAGGGGAACCTGGTGGATATGAGCTGGGGGTACGCTCCGGACAATATCACTGCCAGGAAACTCGGGATTATCACGGCGGTTGATCCCGCATGGCCGCAGAGGAGCTCACCCGTCCTCGCAGTGAAAGGAAACTGTCTCGCGAGCCCGATGGCGGCACGGAAGCGGTACGGGGTATGGCGCCGGGTGAACTGGGGCGAGCTGCCGAGAAGCGCGGGGTCATTCGCCGAGGATCTCGCGGAGGATGTCGCGCAGAATGACCCCCAGCTCGGGTATGCG